CTTGCGCTGTGGGGCCGGGCGTTCGCCTATGTGACCAGCCGGTACAGCACCGGGTTCCCTGCGTCGTTCACATGGCTCCCACATGAGAACGTGACCACACCGGATCAGGCCGGGCCAGAATGGTTCGGCATCTCCCAAGAAGTGCTGTTCAACGGTGTGCCGATCGACGTTGACAACGTGATCCAGTTCCTGTCACCGATCGACGGAATGTTGTGGACCGGTGCCCGAGCGATCGACACCGCCTACAGGCTCGACGAAGCCGCTAAGCGTTTCGCCTCTACGGAGATCGCCGCCGGGTACCTTCAGCAGAAAGACGGCGAGCCGATGGCCGGTGACGAACTCGCCGACCTTGCCGCCGCATGGGCCGAGGCACGCCAAACCCGAGCCGTCGGCGCATTGAATCAGCACGTTGAATGGGTCGAGTTCAAATCGAACCCGAGCACCTTGCAGTTGATGGAGGGCCGTGAACACGCCGCGCTGGAACTGGCCCGAGTGTGCCAGGTGCCACCTTGGCTCGTCGGCCTCGCTGTCGGCGGCATGACATACACCAACGCCCAAGAAGCACGCCAAGATCTCATCATCTACGGCGCCATGCCATACATCTCGGCGATCCAAGAAACATTCAGCATGGACAACGTGATCCCCCGAGGCCGTCACATTGAACTCGATGTCGACCGCTACATTGCTGGGCGTTCCATGCTCGGCGAAGGCATCGCAGTCGAAGAACCTGTCCGTCAGGAGGCAGACACATGATCCGTTTCACCGCCCAAGCAATCAGCGTGGACGCCGCCGCAGGCGACGCACCGCGCACCATCTCCGGTATCGCCGTCCCATACGGCGTCGAAGCCAGCGTGTCCACCGGCCAGCGTGTCCGACTTGAAGCAGGTGCCTTACCTGTTGACGGCCCGGCGCCACGCCTTCTCGCCGAACACGACCCGGCCCGAGTGATTGGCATGGTGACGGCACGCGAAGACACGTCCGAAGGGATGCTGTTCACCGCCGAGATCGCACGCACCACCGCAGGTAACGACCTTGTTGAACTGTTGAAGATGGGCGCCTACGACTCGGTGTCGATCGGCATTGAACCGATCGACGTTGAACAGGACGGCCGCACCATAGTCGTCAAGTCAGCGAAATGGTCCGAACTGAGCGTCGTGTTCGAACCGGCGTTTGCTGACGCCAAGATTACCGAGATCGCCGCCTCCGCTCAGGAGGAGGACACTCCCGACGAACCCGAAACCCCAACCCCAGCCGAGGAGGCTACCGAAATGTCAGATCAGCCCGAGAAGGTCGAGGCCGCCGCCGAGGTGGTGCCCACGGCCCCCATCTATGCCCAGCCCAAGTCGTTCAGCCTGCCGTCGGCATCCGAGTGGATCGCCGCCGCGTTGGAAGGCGGCCACCGTTGGCACCTCATCAACGATCAGATCCGCGCCGCCGCACCCGATGTGACCACCACATCGAACGACGGCGTGTTGCCCGAGCCGATCGTCGGACCGGTGTACTCGTCGTACCTCGGCATCCGTCCGGTCGTCGATGCGTTCGGCGCCAAGGCGATGCCCGGTAGCGGCAAGGTCTTCATCCGTCCTTCGGTGTCCACGCACACCTCCATGGGCGTGCAGTCCGCTGAGAACGCCACTCTGACCGCTGGCGAGTACCAGGTTCAAGAGAACCAGGTAACGAAGGCGTCATATGGGGGCTACGTCCGCGTCTCAGAACAACTCCAGGACTGGTCCGATCCGTCGATCATCAACTTGATCCTTGAGGACATGGGTCGCGTGTACGCGCAGACGACTGACAACGTGGCCGCTGACGCCCTCGTCGCCGGGGCCACCACCATCGGCAACTTCACCTCAGCCAACATCGGCGACCCGACCGAATGGCTTTCGTGGCTGTACAGCAACGCCGCCTTCATCTTGGAGAACGCTGGCAACGGCGGCCACCTCCCCACGCACCTGTTCGTTTCGGCAGTCAACTGGGAGGCGCTCGGCAAGTTGGAAGACGGCTCAGGACGCCCCCTGTTCCCACAGGTCGGCCCGATGAACGCCTTCGGCACCACGACGCCCGGCACTTCGAACTTTGTGGCGTTCGGCCTTCAGGTCGTTGTCGACACGAACTTCGCCAACGCCGCTGGCGGCACGATGATCCTCGGCGACACCGTGGGCTTCGAGATCTTCGAACAGCAGAAGGGCTTCCTGTCCGTCGACACGGCTTCGACTCGTAGCCGTGACATCTCATGGCTCGGGTACTTCTCGACGCTCATGCTCGATGTCGACAGGTACGTCAAGGCCGCGTTCGTCTGATCCCTCCCCAGTAGCGACTCACCGGGCACAACATGGCAAGCATCACGACACTCAGTTGCACCGACGATTTGGTGACGGCTGTACTCGATGACGCCTCCACGTTCGTGCCCGGTGAGCGTGTCACCGTCTTCGGCACCGGCTACAACAAGATCGACGGCGTAAGGCAACTGTCCACCGTGGACAGCGGCACCGACACCGTGACCTTCCCATCGGCCAACAACCAAGACGACATCGAAGCCTTCAGCCCATCGAACGCCGTCATCACGGCCGAGCCAACATGGACTGACGACGACGCCGTGAAAGAATGGCTTGGCATCACCGCCGCCACTGCGAACGACGAAGCCTTCATTAGCACCTGTGTCGCCGCCGCGAACTGTTACGCCTACCGGGTCCGCTACGAGGCCGGGTACAGCGACAACCCGACCGTGGCACCAGCACCATCGGTACTGCTCGGCACCACGATGTACGCCGCCACGCTCTACCGGGAACGTGGAAGCGTTGACTCGTTCGCATCGTTCGATCAACTCGGCACCGCCGTACCGTTCGGCTCGATGGGCCGCATCAAGCAACTGCTCGGCGTCGGCCGCCCACAGGTGGCGTAATGGCCGCCACCGGCCTGTTCGCCACGGCGTACAGCGCCGTCACCACAGCGTTGTCGAACGCCGGGCTGGTTGTGGTCACCGATCCACGCAACGCCCGACCGCTGTCGGTGTTCGTCGAGTTGCCGACCGCCACAGCGTTCAACAGCAACATCCTCGATGTGACCATCGTGTGCCGCATCCTGTCAGCCCCACCGGGCAATCAGGACGCCGCCGACTATCTGCTGACCACAGCCGACACTATCCATCAACTGACCACGATCGCCGTGACAGACTGCCGACCATCGGTGGCGCTCATCGGTGAACAACAGATCCCCGCGTACGACCTCACCGTTCGCATTTCAGCAAGGAGAAACTGACCAATGGCAACGACCACCGTCCTGTCAAACCCCTACGTCGAAATCGACGGCACCGACTTCACCGATCAGGCCACCAGCGCCACCGTCACCAGCACCATCGAGGCGCTTGAAGACACGGCGTTCGGATCGGCCGCACGCACCTACACAGCAGGCTTGCAGGCCAACGAGATCACCATCACGCTGATGCTGTCGTATGGCGCCGCCGAAGTTGAGGCAACGCTCGAAGGCTTGATCGGCACCAAGTTCGACACCGTTGTTGGCGCAACCGGCTCCAGCCCTGCCGCCGACAACCCGGTGTACACCCTCACGAACGGCTTCCTTTCGTCGTTCACGCCGATCAACGGCTCCGTCGGCGCGTTGCAGACCGTTGACATCACCATCCAAGGCGGCGCACTTACTCGCGCTGTCGTCTGACATAACTGGAACTGAGACACCATGAAACTGAGCATCCGCGTCGACCTCGGTGATGGCCCATACACCGTCACCACAAACCTGTTCACGATCGTCGCATGGGAACGCAAATACAAGTCGAAGTCGTCCGACCTTGCGAAAGGCATCGGGATGGAAGACCTGGCGTTCTTGGCGTACGAAGCATCGAAACAGAACGGCATCGTTGTGCCAGCCGTGTTCGATGACTTCGTGAAGAAGGTGCAGGATCTCGGCGTGGAGGACGCCGATCAGGCGCGCCCTACCGAAGAGGCACCGTCAGACGACAACTAGCCGAACTGCTGGTTGTCGTCGGCTGGTGGCCTCCGAACATCGAGTTCGACCTACAGGACATTGCTACTGTGGTCGACGTACTGAAGGAGAAGAACCGTGGCAGATAGCCCCATCACACTAGAAACGCTGGCAAGCGTTCGTGTGTACGGCGTGCCACAAATGTTGAAGCAACTGCAACTGATCGACCCTGCTTTGAAACGTGCAACGGTCGCCAAGATGAAACTGGCGGCCAAGCCAATGGTGGAAGAGGCCCGATCGCTGGTGCCGAACGCTACGCCGCTCAGTAACTGGGTGAACTGGAAAGGCGGGTACGACCCGAAGGCGATTCGCCGTTCAATCAAGGTGTCTTACAAGGGACCAACGAAACGTGACAAGGATCGCGAGACTTTCCCGCTGTTGAAACTTGTCAATGCGAACGCAGGCGGCGCAATCGTTGACATTGCTGGCCGTGCAAATGGCAAAGGCAGAGGGTCTAAGGGCGGCGTGCAAGGTCAAGCCATGATTAGAAAGATCAACCGTGAGGTCGGCCGTGACGCCAGCCGCATCGCATGGCTGGCCGCCGAACGTCAGATGCCCGAAGTCCAAGCGCGCGTCAATGACGCAATCAAAGACATGGAGCAGGCCATCCAAGCCCGCGTCAACCGTGACCAAGGAGGCAACTGATGGCGATTACCGTCCCCATCGTTTCAGAGTGGCAACCGAAAGGTGTCAACAAAGCGGTTGCTGACTTTCAGAAACTTGAGGGCGCAGGCAAGAAACTCGGCTTCGCTTTAGAAAAAGCGTTCGTCCCTGCCACAGCCGCGCTCGGCGCTCTAGCCGCTGGCGCTGTGTTCTCCGCAAAGGCGGCCGCCGACGATCAGCGTGCACAGGCAGAACTAGAACGTCAGATCAAAGCGTCCACCACAGCCACCGAAGAACAGACAGCCGCCACGCTTGACTTCATTCGTGCACAAGAACTCGCGTCAGCGATCTCGTCGGATGAACTGCGGCCTGCGCTAAGCATCCTCGTCAGACACACCAACGATCTTGGCAAAGCCCAAGAACTTCTAGCCCTTGCCATGGATGTCAGCGTTGGCACCGGGCGAGATGTGTTCGATGTTGCTGAACGCATGGCCGAAGGTTTCACCGGCGTACTGACACCGCTTGAAGAACTCGACTACGGCCTTGTTCAAAGCATTGAGAACGGCGCATCGTTCGACGACATAATGAACGATTTGGCCGATACGTTCGGCGGTGCTGTAGCAAACGACGCACAGACAGCGGCCGGGCAGTTCGCACGGATGCAAGTGCAACTCGGGCAGACGGTCGAAGAAATCGGCTACGCCCTACTGCCGATCATCGAGAAACTGTTGCCATACCTAGAGTCAATGGCGACATGGGTCGGCGAGAACACCGACCTCATCATTGGCATCGGCACAGCCGTCGGGTTGTTCGCCTCGGCCATCGTCGCCGCCAACATCGCCATGAAAGCGTGGACGGTCATCAGCGGCATTACGGCCGTGATGAATCGCGTTCTAACGAAAGAGTTCACTGCGTTGTGGGTCGCCACAGGCATCGGCATCATCCTCGCAATCATTGCCGTGGTCGTCACACTTCAAATGAAGTTCGACATCCTCGGCAAAGCGGTCGACGGCCTCACATGGCTGTTCGACTACCTGTGGGACAAAGCCAAGATCGTGCTGGCCGGGATCGTCGACGGCATCAACATAATGATCGAGGCATGGAACAAACTGCCGCTGGTGCCCGACATTCCTTTGATTGAAGCCGGGTTCTTGAAGATCGAAAAGGCCGCCGAAAGCGTCGGCACCACGATCGAAGCACAGGTCGAACCGTTCCAACTGTTCACCGACAGCGTTGCCGAATCAACGATCGAAGCAGAGATTTCGGCCGCCATGCTTGAACAGGCGCTGATCCCAGCCGTCGAGAAGGTCGGCGTGTCATTCGACACCGCCAAATGGGAACTGATGGCGTTCTACGATCAGATCGACCGCGAAGATGCGTTCGCTAAGTTTCAAGAAGAACTCGCTGAGGTAAGCGAAGAACTGACCGGGCTGGAACCCGGTAGCGCCGAGTTCGAACAGAACATGCGCGACGCCTACAACGCTGTTCGCGCCCTGTCAAACGAACTGGGCTACATACCGGCCGAACTTGAGAAGACGTTGCTGTATCGCATTGAGATTGGCGACATCGCCGGTGCTGAACGCCTCGCCGGGTTGATCTCAGCAGGTGACACCTACCGCGCGACAGCAAGCGACGAACTCAGATTCTTGGGCGGCCTGTCACAGTCGCCATCAGGCATCGTGAACAACGTCACGGTGAACGCCGGTATGGGCACCGACGGCGCTTCAGTTGGCCGCCAAATCGTCGAAGCGTTGAACACCTACGGCGCGTCAGGTGGCGCCCAAATATCGTCGGCGTTGGTCCGGTAATGGCAACCCTGTTCGACAACGTTGACATCACAGTCGAGTGTGCTTTCGGTGATACACCGCTGGACACGACACCGACATGGACAGACATCACCGCCGATGTGATCCGTGTCAACATTTCGCGCGGCCGCACCTCAGAGTTTTCCAACTACTCGCCCGGTGTTGCAACAATTACGCTGGACAACAGCGACCGCAGTTATGACCCTGAGTACACCTCGGGGCCGTACTACGGCGATCTGAACCCGATGGTTCAGTTGAGAGTTACGGCCCAGTACAGCACCGGCACCGTGCACTCGATCTATCGAGGATTCGTGCAAGGCTGGCCGACGGCGTACAACATGAGCGGTACACAAGCAACGACCGCCGTCGTCTGCATCGACGCCAACCGAATTCTGGCGAATCTGATTCTGCCACAATCAGCCATTTCGGAAGCAACTGGCACGCTGTCTCCGTACCGCTACTGGCCGATGCAAACATTGTCAGCAATCGAATCGCGTGTCGTCACACCCGACTATTTGAACCGTGGCAACCTAACCACCGGCGTCGGGTTCACCGACCGATCTGTTGTCGTGCTTCAATATCCCTCAGGTGCATCGTCGTACAGCACCACGACCGCGGTTTACAGTTATCAGCCGACGGACACACCGTCGATTGTCGCAGGCAGTTTCTGGTTCGACAGCGAACTCCAAATCGCTGGAAACAACAGAGTCGGAATGTTGTTCGGCGAAACAAGCCAAATCGGTATCAGAATCTTCATCGACTGGGACAGCAGTTCAGCAGTCTGGCAAATAGACACATTGCAGTTTGACTCCACCCGAGCAAGTCTCTACGGCCAAGATTATGTGACCGTCACAACCTTGTCACCCGTTGACGGCCCAAACTTCTGCGCTTGGACGATCGACGGCACCGATCTCGTCATCTATCTCAACGCAGTCGAAGTCCGACGACTGTCGCTATCAACAACCGGTAGCCCTTCTGCGTTTGCTGGCGGCCTGCAAGTTGAGAAGGGTTTGAGCAACAGAGGTAACGCCACCTCTCACGTTGCCATTTACACATCACCGTTATCAGTTGCAGACATCCAGTCAATGTATAACGCCGGGTTGGGCTATTCGCCAGAACTATCGTCGGCACGCCTCGACCGTGTTCTAACTGAAGCAGGTTGGCCTGCCACATGGCGCGACATTGAAACAGGCGACCAAACAGTCGGACCGTACACACCGGCAGAAGAAGCCGCGATCTATTACAACGTCCAGATCGACTCGGCCGAACAAGGCTCCCTGTTCGTGAACCGGGAAGGCGACGTAGAGTTTCGATCACGCACCACAGCGAACACAGCAAACATCGTTGCTCTGTTCGACGACGCCGACATCGACCTGCCATACAACGGCATCCAAGTCGACGCCCACACGATCGACGCGATCCGTAACAACGTGATCGTCGCCTACGCCGACGGCACCACCACATCAACCGACGCCACCTCAGTCACAAACTACGGTCTCGCGACACAGAATCTGAACGCCCAACTGATCGACGACGCTGACGACGCCAAGTCGATCGGCGACAACTTCCTCGCACGCACCAAAGACCCTCGGACACGCATCACACAACTCGACGCCAACTTGCGGACCGACCCGGCCACGATGGTCAACGTGATCGCGCCGTTGGACTTGTCTGACGATGTGTCCGTGTCGATCCAGCCGCCCGGTGGCGGCGACGAACTGTGGCGTGCCGTTCGTGTGCAAGGCATCGCCCATTCGATCGGCCCGAAGTCGTGGGATGTGTCGCTGTATTTGGCGCCGGGGCCGATCAACACGAACGGCCCGCTGTTGGTATTGAACGACGGCAACTATGGCAAA